TTTGCTGGTCGGACATCTGCCGCATCTGGAGCGATCCATACCCAGCAAGACGATTAGCTCTCACGTACTCCATGTCGTCCAGAGCTTCCTGTGGCACTCCGTCTTGCTTTAGAAGGTCACGGAACCGCTCTGCCTCTGGATCTGAGGAAGTCAGGGCTCTCTTGAAAACCTGTTCGTAGAGACAGTCGAGAGTTGTATAGTAGAGAGTAATCTGACCGTCTGAGAGCGTGGCTTCTTTGGCAATCTGGGCTTGGATTTCTGCTGCGGTTCGGGCTTCTCCCCGTCCGTCCTCACGCCCTCCAACCGATCTCTGATTGAAGTGTCCGATGTTGTTCGCCAGATGGTTGGTGAGAAGTCTATCAACAGCCAAAGCCTCATCAATCGCTCCAGTTAATTGACCAGTGATCAGGTCCGCCCCCGGTGGGATGTAGGTCACGGGTCCGACTTGGGCGACCTGCATTTTGTTCAGGTCACTTTGCTGGGATGGTTTGAGGACAAGAGAACCACGGATGAACGCCCCATCGATTGCCCGGCATTTAAGCCGGTTCATCACCTCCACATGCTTGAAGCACTCCATCGCCAACCCTCGTTGGCCGTGCCACGTCCCGTCCCCGGAATCGAGGAAGAACACGATCAGGGCATCGTTGTACTCGTCATATTTCCCAATGTCCTCGTAGAGAAACCCATCCCCATCATTCCCCGCCAGCGTTCCTTCAGTAACGATGAACTTGGAAATCTTCCCTTTCTTGCCATCCTTGGCGAATTCCCGGACGAAAAGATAGGCGGAGTAGACAATATCACACTTGGTGTACGAGACCGAGAGTTCCTTGTTTTTCCAGTCATGCTCCCACTTTTCCCAGGTGATTTCGTTTAGATTCTGCTGGGGATAAAGGGTTTGGCTGGCCTGCATGATCACACGCTTGACCAGCTCTACATTCCACCCCTTGGCTTTAGCTGCCTCTGGGTCCTTGATGTACTCATAGAGTTCATGGACCCGGTAGGGAACTCGGACGATCACCCAAGGGAGACGGTCGTCCACTGTGGAACAAGCTTCACGGGGAACTAGAATCGAATTGGCCGGGATGCTCTTAAACCGGAAATCCCCATCCCGATCAAAGATGACCGGACTCCAACCTTCCAGAAGCATCTGGTACTGACTGGCCTGCATGTGCCAGTCGAATTGCTTCCACCAATCCAAGAGACAGGTAAATCTCCGGCTGATCGAATCCTCCCAGAGTGTTCTGTCGGGATTGTTCGTATCGTAGTTCGTCGAGAAAATGGCGTAGTTCTGAACCCCTTTGAACAACTGGTAATACGGGGTCCTGGCGCTCTGGAGAATGGACTTACCATCGTTGAAGTTCAGGTTGGCTGTCCAGTCGAGCCCGGCTTCCTTACGATCCTTCTCGTTGTATGGGGCCGCACCGTCGATCATTCCCTTGACCATTGCCCTCTGTAATGACCTCGCCCGGTCCTCCTGAATAGCCAGCCCGATTAGCTCCCTCGCTTGTGCCGCATCCGCCATCCGGGTCTCCGGTACCGTCCCTTTGGGTTCTTTGAGATTAAGGAGAACGGCAGGAGGATCGACTTGCACGGTCAAGTCTTATCCTACTAAATTACTAGGAATCAACTACCAAGTACACGCGTTCACATTAGCCCGGTCGGGTCCGGGGCGGATGATGTGGGAACGCTCCTCTCCAGAGAGTCTGGTTTCCTGCTGCTGTAACCACCGGAGGTATTCCTCCCGGAGTTCAGATTGTTGCTTGGTTATGTCGTCAGCGATGTCTACGGGGTCCATGCTGATTGGACCGCTCCAATCACTGTCCGTTCAATCGGTACTCACGAATGGCCGAAGCCTTCCAACACCACGGTATTCTTTCGAACTGTTCCATCATCTCCTCTGTCACGCCTTTCTCCAAGCTTTCCACCGGAACCCAGACCTGTGCCTTGGCGCTGCACTTGCATACCCCGCAACTGGATTTGAGAGCAGCCTCTGCGTTTGTTTGTCTCTGTCCCGTAACGTCCATGATCATCCCCACCAGATTGTAGCACGACACACACCCCGTGATGTCCAAGTTTGCAAAGCAACGTGAGCAGGTCTCGGCCCTTTGATCTGCCTCCTCCTGGCTCACGACGTTTCTTCCCTTCAGCGTCCAGTCCACCATTACCCTCGTACCGTGCATCAGATCCTCCAGCGAAAAGCGGAGATCAATAAATCCTCTCGGTACAGCCCCGTCCTCGTACATCGCCCAACCAGGAGGGAAGAACCGGCAGGCTTGATCCATCGCCAACTCCTTCCAGTTCTCCGGAATCGAGTAATCGTTGTCCCGGTAGTGTCGAAGAATCTCTTCGTAAAAGGTCACCCAATCGCTGGCGTGAACACGGAACCCATCCTCTACAAATCGGTAGTTAATTCCATTCGGAGGGACTTCGTACGGAGGTCCGGTGTACCTAAGCAGCATAGGAGGAAGAGTACATCGAGCTGGCTTTCCGGACAAGAGTCGCCCAGTCGTCCTGATGTTGAGGAGCGGATACTGAAATACTAGGAGTGCAGCCCTTCTGACGGATCAATTCGATACCCACACAAACGCTATCGAGATGGTCTGGAGAACGTTTGATTCGTTCCTTCATCACCTTCTTGCTCTCCACCCCGTACTTCTTGTTCTTGTAGAAAGTCTTCCGGGCACACGCCTGGGAACAGGCTTCGTTGCTCAATCCTCTTAAACCGTGGGACATCGCAAACTCTCGGACCATCAGGTTGAGTTCGGAGACTCTCCGGTCGTACACTTCCCGAGCGGGAACTTCCACGAGCTTGCCTTGATCGGACACGTTCTTCACTGGAAGTTCTGAAGCTCTGCCTCCGAATTCCACACCGATGATCGGTCCCCACTCTTGGTCGAAGATAGCCTTGAGCCCCCCTCCTTCTCCTGAGGAATCGGAAGCAAAGTCCGAAGGTTGAATTCCTCTTTCCCGGCAACGCTCCCGGCAGAAGTGAACGATCTGGTAGTGAACGGGGACTTTGGATTTCGAATCAATCGGGACGTGAACCCACTCGGAGAAATCCACCACCCACCGTTTGCCCAACACGTCATCCACCCACCCGTACTTGATGAAGTGCAGGATCTTGTCATCCCCTCCCTCTTCGAACGCTGGATCTAGTGAGGCTCCACGTTTGAATCCGCTGGTCCACACCGCTTTCTCTTTGCACCGGAACGAGGTAACGGTGGCATCATCCAGAACCGTATTGGTCAGACCCATGGCGGGCCAAACACCCAATCCCTGGGATTGATATTTAGGATCGTTTACATTCCCTCCAACTGCACGCAAATGGTTATCTAGCTGATCTTGGGTCTTGAGGTAATAGTACTTCTTAGGGTTGGTAACTCCTGGACTCTCATGGCTGTAGAACATGGAGCAGAACGCCTTCCCCTTCACGGGTCCGGGTTTGATCTCCCACTCTCTTGTTACTCCAAGTTCCACCGAATCCCATCCCCCGATGGGCTCGGAGGTTCTCCCCATGATGTCGTTCTTGTCCTCCGGATTCCCAAGAAAAACAGCCTTGTACTCAGGGTTGGTTGCCTGATTTGCTGTCGCTCCCAGAATTGCTTCCCGGCAGCCTTGAAACTCATCGAGGATCAAAAGGAAACGTTTGGTGTGGATACCGATCAGGTTGTTGATTGCCTCTTGGACTGAACCTTCACCAACAGCCACCCCGAAAATCCCGTGCTTGGTATCCCCGTCCTTCCACCGGATCAGACAGGAAGTGTCCACGAGAGTCCCAATGTTCCCCGGATTCTTGTTCTGAAGCACCCCGTGGTACTGTGTAACGTAGCTCCAGATGCGTTTGCGAAGCATGTCCTTGGTCGTGGAGGCAAACATCACAGCAGTGTGCCACGGGGCCTCAAGCCAATACTCCAGTCCGAACATGGCAAAGTCGGCACTTTTTCCACTACCCGCACATCCAGCTATGACATTCCAATCACATTCACAGAACTTCCTTAGCCTTCGATCGGTCCAGTAATTGAAACAGAATTCCTCCTCCGTGAACATCGTTTGGATGATCGCCTTCCTCTGCTCCCAGATCGGGACGTTCCCGATGTTCTCCCTGGCACAGATGATCCTCCGCTGGAACTGGGGGATGTTGGCGTGCCACCGTCTGCCAAACTCGTCTTCGAACTCAGGCTGGGCGTTCTTTGCTCGGGGCATTAGGGCGCCACTTTAGCTGTGGTCGGGTGGGATTGCCATCCTTGTCTACGCAACCCGCGTGTGGCTGTGTGGGTTCGTAGGTGTAGTAAATGAGATGCCTCTTGGAAACCACCATGGACCACAGGGGATCGAATCCGTAACGGTCCTTCCTCCGAGTTCCAACCGAACGATCGTTATCCTCGATGATGAAGGTACAGGGGAGATTTCTCCCGCTGACCAACCTTAGGGCTTCAACGAAATAACCCTCATCCGATGCCCCGTCTCCGACGAAACAGTACGTCCACTGGTCTGATCCTGAGCGTTGGTTGGCCAGCGCCATTCCTGCGGCCAT